ATTTTCCGGTGAAATACAAATCGGCTCACCAACCTTTAAACTCATACATTTATAGTTAATATTTAGTCATACTAAATATACATAAATCAAAGTCTACTATAACATTTAAAAAAAGTCAAGCATTATTTTTAATTTTTTTCTTGTATCCTTTTTCGTAGCATAATTTTTTTCTAGGTTTCTTTTTTTGTTTTGTATATTTATGTTCTTCGTAATATGCTTCTAATTTTCTAAACATATTAATATCTGTTGTATACCAGCGCCTGTATTGGTGGTCAAAGTAAATCCCAATTCTTTTAGCTCGGTCTAACTGTTCTTTATTATCAAATTGTAAATATGTTATCATATTAAAATACCGTTTAAATAAAAATATATATAATTATATATTAATGTTATTTTGAGGTTTGTATTATGATTGAAAAGTTTGAATTGAAAATTATTAGAATGAAGACGGGCGAAGATCTTATTGGTTTTTGTTTTGAAGATAGAATTAATAATAAGATAATAATAAAATACCCAAAAACATTTTATTCCTATATAGATCCAGATACAAGTGATGAAGAGATTGTCCTTATTGATTGGCTTCCTAAACTTGCTTTTTATTCGCAAGAAGTTAAATTTGATTCCAGTAACGTTTTATTTTCATCTTATACGAATACTGCATTTGGTTATCAATACCTTTCTGTGATACAAGATTCATTAGATGAGACGACAGAATTAGCAACAAAAATACAAAAATTGTTATCTGAAACAAAAGATTCTTTTCCTGAAGCTAAAAATGATATATTACATTAAAACTATTGACTTTTTTATAATTCTATAGTATAATTGAAAAAAGTGTAATAATATGAGGTTAAAATGAAAGAATTAGATTTAGATTTAGATTTAGGGTTTGATGAAGTCATACCAGAAGAAATTATTCCTGAGGAAATCTTTTTAGATGATCCTATAAAAGACGAAACTGTAAAAGTTAAAAGGAAGAAGGTTCCAAAGAATTATATTAATAATGCAGATTTTTATGAAGCTATTGTAGAATATAAGAAAAAATGTGATTTAGCTAAAGAAAATGGAACAAAAAAACCGATTGTTTCCAATTATATTGGTGAGTGTTTTACAAAGTTAGCAGAGGGTCTTTCTAGAAGACCAAATTTTTTCGGTTATTCTTATCGTGATGAAATGGTTTCTGATGGTATAGAAAATTGTTTGAGATATATTGAAAATTTTAATCCAGAAAAAACAAAAAACCCTTTTGCATATTTTACCCAAATATTATGGTGGGCTTTTGTTCGTAGAATTAAAAAAGAAAAAACACAACAATACATCAAATATAAAGCTACAGAAAATTTTGGTATTTTAGATACTGCTGAATTGATGGAATTGGGTGATGGAAATATTAAACAAATTGAAGTTTATGATAATTTATATGAGTATATTAAGAAATTTGAAGAAACATCTTTAAAGAAAACAGAAAAATCCATAAAAGAAAAGCAAATTAAAGTTTGTGGAATTGAAACTTTCTTGGAGGGTTAATGAAATTCGTTTTTCTTGGCGATACACATTTCGGTTGTAGAAATGCGAATCAACACCTTCAAGGTTTATTTGAAAAATTTTATTCAGAAACATTCTTTCCATATTTACTTAAAAATGATATAAAATTAGTTATACAACTTGGTGATATTTTTGATTCTAGAAAATATTCTAATCATAATGCTTTGCATGAAGCAAAGAAGATGTTTTTCTCTAAATTCGAAGAATATGATATAAAACTTATAACATTACTTGGGAATCATGATATTGCTTTTAAAGAATCGTTATCTGTCAGTTCGTCAGATTTATTTTTATCTCAGTTTGAGAATGTTGAAGTAATAAAAGAACCATCTAGAATATTAAAAGATGGTGTTAGTATAGATATTATTCCGTGGATCTGTAAAGAAAATTATGAAGAATGTGTTAAATTTATAAAACAATCAAGTTCTGAAATGTGTGTCGGCCATTTTGAAATCCAAGGTTTTAAAATGTATCAAGGTGGTATTTCTTCTGAGCATGGATTATCAGAAAAAACTTTTTCTAATTATGATAGAGTTTTGTCTGGCCATTATCATCACAGGTCTAAGAAAGGTAATATAGAATATATTGGTACACCTTATGAAATGACTTGGCAAGATTTTGGCGACCAAAAAGGTTTTCATTTGTTTGATACAGAAACTAGAAAACTACAATTTATTAAAAACCCCTTTTCAATTTATGTAAAGGTTGATTATGATGATACTGGTGTTGAAACAACAAATTCAAGTTATTTGGATAAAGAGTATCTTGAACAATTTAAATCTAAATATGTAAAAATACAAGTAAAAGAAAAAACAAATCCATATCTTTATGATTTGTTTATTGATCAAGTATATGCACAAAACCCTATAGATGTTTCTACAATAGAAGAAATTGTTGATACTGAGGTTGAGGATTCTATTGATGAAACAGATGATACATTGACAATCACATACAAATATATTGATGGAATAAATCAACAAGATTTAGATAAAGTTAAATTGAAAAATATAATGAATAGTTTATATAATGATGCGTTGGCGGTAGAATGATTATTTTTACAAAAGTAAGATTTAAAAATCTATTATCTTATGGGAATACATTTACTGAAATTGAATTAAATACAGCAAATAAAACATTGTTGTGTGGAAAAAATGGTTTTGGTAAATCTGTTGCTATTGATGCAATAACATTTGCATTATATGGAAAGCCATTCAGGAAAATAAACAAATCGGGTTTATTAAATTCAATTAATAAATTAGAATTGGTTACTGAAATTGAATTCTCTATTGGGTCACATTATTATAAAATAATTCGTGGAATTAAACCAAATATCTTTGAAATTTATTGCAATGACGTTTTAGTGCAACAAGACGCAAAAGTTAAAGATTATCAAGATCATCTAGAACGTTATATCCTCAAAATGAGCTATAAATCCTTTACTCAGGTGGTGATTTTAGGTTCAGCGAGATATACTCCGTTTATGCAATTATCAGCTTCTGATAGACGCTCAGTTATTGAGGATTTACTTGATATCCAGATTTTTTCGAATATGAATCTTATTGTAAAGGATAAATTATCTGCGTTGAAAGAATCAATACAAGATTGTAAATATAATATAGAATTGTATAAAGATAAAATTGATATTCAGAAATCTAATATAAAGCAAAGTAAAAAAGCATCAGAAGAAATAATATTAAAAAAAGAATCTTTAATTGCTAATACATTTAATGATGTTGAATTGCATCAAAATGAATTAAATACTTTGTTGGAAATTAATCAATCTTTATCTGAAATTATTTTAGATTTTGATTTAGTAGAATCAAAAAAACAAAAATTTGTTGTTATCCAAGAAAAATTTAAAACAAATAAGTTAAAATTTGAAAAAGAAAATTCTTTTTATGATTCTAATAATAATTGTCCAACATGCAAACAATCAATAGATTTGGAATTTAAATCGTCAATTGTTGAAAGTAATAATACAAAACTACAACAATTAAAGGATGGTGAAGAGAAATTATCTGGAGAATTATTAAGTGTTAAAAAAAGATTAGAAGAAATTAATATAATAAACAAAACTATATCAGAAAATAATATAGAAATTTCTAAACTTAATGCTTCTATCGTTTCAGCTCATAAATATATAAAATTGATTTCTCATGAATTGCAAGAACTAAATGTTGTAAATCAAACTGAAGGGAGTGATAATTTACAGTCTTTGGTTGAGAGTCTTGATGTTTATGTTGAAAATTATGAAGAATATATAATTGAAAAATCTTATTATGATTTTATATCTGTTATGTTGAAAGATGGTGGGATTAAAACGCGGATAATTAAACAATATCTTCCAGTTTTAAATAAATATATAAATCAATATTTGACTCAATTAGATTTTTTTGTTAATTTTAATATAAATGAAAATTTTGAAGAAGTAATTAAATCTAGACATAGAGACGAATTTACATATTCAAATTTTTCTGAGGGCGAAAAGATGAGATTAGATCTTGCTGTCTTATTTTCGTTTAGACAATTAGCAAGATTAAAAAATTCAGTAAATACAAATTTATTGATTTTGGACGAAGTTATGGATTCTAGCTTAGATGCTAATGGAACAGATGTTTTTATGGATCTCATTTCTTCTACAGATAAACATACAAATATTTTTGTAATAAGTCATAAAACGGATCAGATTTCTGATAAGTTTGATAGAATATTACAATTTGATAAAGTGAAAAATTTCTCTAAAATGACGGTGATCTAACTATGCAAGAAATAATTTATAATACAAATGAATTAAACCCTCCAGCGAAAATAGTTCCAGAGTTTGAACCTTATACGTTGGCTCCTCAGGATGCTGAAATATTAGGATCGAAAATACAAATTTTTGATTTTGGATATCCAAATCATGATCCATTAGAAATTGGTTCTAGATTAGTAGAAACTGCAAAATTGCATAATTCTTTTGGGATTGCAGCAAATCAATGTGGTGAAAGATATAGGGTTTTTGTTGCTGGTGCTGATGAAAATTATATTGCATTTTTTAACCCAGAAATTATACTTGAATCTGAAGAAACGTCATTAATTCCTGAAACAGATTTGAGTAATATGGGTTTGTTGTTGCATGTTAAACGGCCAAAATCTGTAACTGTTCAATTTCAAGATTTAAATGGTCAACTACAAACATTACACTTCGATGGTTTAACTGCAAGAATTGTACAACAATGTATTGACAGGTTAAATGGTATTGGGTTTGAGATGCGAGTTTCAAAATTGGTTCTTGATAGAGCAACTAAAGCTCTTGATAAAAAGGTTAAAAAATTCGTAAAACAAAATACTTATATAAAAACGGTGAGAAAATAATTTTAATTTAAAGGTGAAATATTATGGAAATAAAAATTAGTAAAGAAACATTGGAAGGAAAATCAATATTTATTGCAACACCAATGTATGGTGGTCAATGCCTTGGTATGTATATGAAATCTTGTTTGGACCTTCAAACATTATGTATCCAATATGGTGTTGAAATTAAATTCTCATTTCTTTTTAATGAGAGTCTTATCCAAAGAGCTAGAAATTATCTAGTTGATGAATTTGTACGGTCTTCATGCACACATATGATGTTTATTGATGCAGATATTTCTTTCAATCCAATTGATATTCTTGCAATGATCTCTTTGGATAAAGATATTATTGGCGCACCATATCCAAAGAAAACTATTAAGTGGTCTAATGTCAAAAAGGCTATTTTAAAAAATCCAGATATTGATGTTGGGGAATTAGAAAAACTTGGTGGTGATATTGTATTTAATCCAGTTTCTGGGACAGAAAGATTTAGTGTAACAGATCCTCTTGAAGTATTGGAAGTTGGTACTGGAATGATGATGATTCGTAGAGATGTTTTTGAGCGATATAAAGAAGCATATCCAGAATATTCTTATCTTCCTGATCATGTTGGTACTGCAAATTTTAGTGGTGATAGAGAGATTATGTCATATTTTAATGTTGAGATTGATCCAGGATCAAGAAGAACTTTGAGTGAAGATTATCACTTCTGTCAGCATAGTAGAAAAATTGGTATTCAAATTTGGATGGCTCCATGGATTATTTGTGGTCATACTGGAACCTATATGTTCCAAGGAAGTCTTCCTTCAATTGCAGCAAATTTGGGCGAATTATAAAAAGTGCTTGACAATTTAAAATATATACTATACAATAATATTGTAGTTTGAATTTGAGAAATATGTTATGATTATTGGTTTATGTGGTTTAATTGGTTCAGGAAAAGGCACTGCTGGTGAAATCTTAGTGGAACATGGTTTTGTTCCACTATCATTTGCTGGTTCTCTTAAGGATGCTGTTTCTGCTATCTTTGGATGGGAAAGAGCATTACTTGAGGGTGATACTGATGAATCTAGAGATTTTAGAGAAGATGTTGATCCATTTTGGACAAAAAAGTTTGGAAGGGAGATTACCCCTAGAATTATATTACAGGAGTTTGGGACTGAGGTTGTTCGAAACAATTGTCTTGATTCTATTTGGGTTGATTCGCTTGAAAGAAAACTTTCTTTATATGAAAATGTTGTGGTTACAGATGTTAGATTTTCTAATGAGATTGATTTCTTAAGAAACTTAAATGGTCGAATTATACAAATCAATAGAGGTGAATTACCTGAATGGTATTCTGTTGCTGAAAGAAACAATACATTGTATACTAATGATATTCTTTTTATAAGAGAATACCCAAGGATACATAAATCGGAATGGGGTTGGATAGGTAATAAAGGTATTGACTATATAATTGACAATAATGGTTCAAAAGAAGATTTAGAACAAAAATTGTTGAACAGGTAGAATAGTGAAAAGTGAGCAGTGCTCTTAGGTACTCTAATGGTAAGAGATTTGACTGTTAATCAAACGTATACAGAAATGTTATGGGGGTTCGAGTCCCTCCCTAAGAGCACTGCTCATTTAAATAAATTACAAGGTAAAATCTTGAAAGAAAACACTTCAAAGGTCGGGAGATACACTTTGAATAGTGGTGCAGTAAAAGTCTGTGATATCTCCCCCTTGTTTTGAGGATGGTAGCTCAATGGTAGAGCAGTTTGTTAGAAATAACATTTAAGCATGGGTTCGAATCCCATCGTTCCTCACTTAGTTTATCTCTCTGTAGTGTAGTCTGGTAACATGATGCGTTTGGGGCGCATTGTCCTTCGTTCAAATCGAAGCAGAGAGACCAGTTTGGAAGAGTGGTTGAGTGGTTTAAGACAGCAGTCTTGAAAACTGTCGAGGGTTAATACCCCTCCGTGGGTTCGAATCCCACCTCTTCCGCCATTTTCGCACCACTAGCTCAATTGGTTAGAGCTCTCCGCTCATAACGGATAGGTTCTGGGTTCAAATCCCAGGTCGGTGCACCAAATAAAATACTTGACAAAATCTTAATTATAAGTTATAATTATATCTGATTTAAAATTTTAACATGAGGAAATAAAATGAAAATATCACCAGAAACAAATGCGATTCTAAAAAACTTCGCACATATTAATCAATCATTATTCTTTAAAAAAGGTTCTGTCATCTCAACTATGAGTCCACAAAAGAATATTCTTGTTGATGCAACAATTACAGAAACTATACCACAAGATTTTGGTATTTACGATTTAAATAATTTTTTATCTGTGACATCATTATTTAAAGATGGCTCTGAATTAGAATTTGATCAAAATCATGTAATTATCAAAGGTTTGAATGGTAGGTCAAAAATTAAATACCGTATTACTGATCCATCAATGATTGTAGTTGCTCCAGATAAACGTCCCAAACTTCCAGTTGTTGATGTTAAATTTACATTCTCAAAAGAAGATCTAGAATGGGTTATTAAAACAGCGTCTGTTATTGGTGCACCACATTTAGCTGTTGAATCAGACGGTACAACTGTATCATTAGTGACATTTGATGAGAGTAATGATGCAGGTCATACAAACTCATTAGAAATGAGTGATGTGGATCCAGAAGGAAATGTGTTTAAATTAGTTTATAAAACTGAAAATTTAAAAGTTATTCCTGATTCATATTCTGTTGAAATTAGTTCTAAAGGTATTTCAACATGGACTTCAATAACTAATGAAATTAAATATTACATTACATTAGAAACATCAAGTAAATTTGGAGGGTAATTTGCAAACAATTGAATTGTCTGAAAATAGTATAAAAGTTTTAGATTCGCAACAATTAACTGAAAAACATAAATTATTAGTTAGTGTTGATATTGGCGATTTATCATATGAAAAAGCGCAAGAATATTTGTCTGCTGTGACTGAAGCATTTAAAAGTGTTGTTGATCCAGCTTCAGTTTTGGTTTATCCAGATAGCATTGATGTAACATTGATTGAACAATAAAATTAGGAAATATATTATGAGTAATAAAATTAGTATTGAAACAGTATTTGGAACATTAGACGATAACCAATCACAAACTCTTCGTGAAGGTATTAAAGAAATATCTGTCCATCTGTCTAGGATGGATATTGAAAAGGAAGCGATTAAAGATATTGTCGCTTCCGTTTTTGATGAAACTAAAGTTCCTAAAAAAATGATTAATAGATTTGCTAAAGTTTATCATAAACAATGCTTTTCTGAAGTAGTTGTTGAAGACAACGAATTCCAATCACTATATTCTGCTTTATTTAGTAATTAAATTATGATTTTTGCCTCGCTGAGAAATTGGTGAGGCTTTTTTATGTGAGATATATAATATGGTAAGAGAAGAGATTCTGTGGGCTCAAAAATACAGACCAAATAAAATTGCAGATTGTATTCTTCCTGAATCAATCAAAACATCATTTCAAGAATTTGTTAACCAAGATAAAATCCCAAATCTGTTGATTTCTGGTTCTCAAGGTTCTGGTAAAACAACACTTGCAAAAGCTCTTTGTGAAGAAGTTGGTTGTGATTACATAATTATTAATGGATCTGATGAAAATGGTATTGATGTTCTTCGTGGGAAAATTAAAAATTATGCTTCTTCAGTTTCTTTGAGTGGAGGGAGAAAGGTTGTAATTATTGATGAGGCGGATTATCTTAATGCAAATTCGTTACAACCAGCATTGCGTAACGCTATAGAAGAATTTTCTATTAATTGTTCTTTTATTTTCACATGCAATTATAAAAATAGAATTATTGAACCATTACATTCAAGATGTTCTGTTATTGATGTGAAAATATCAAAGGAAGATAAACCTAAATTGATGGCTCAGTTTTTTAAACGAGTTTGTTGGATTTTAGGTGAAGAAAAGATAGAATATAATAAAGAAGTTGTAGCTCAAGTTATTTCTAAATATTATCCAGATAACCGTAGAATCCTTAATGAATTACAACGTTATGCGATGGGTGGAACAATTGATGTAGGTTTATTGTCTCAAGTTTCCGATATTCAATTAACACCTTTAATTACAGCGTTAAAAGAAAAGAATTTTGCAGATACTAGAAAATGGTTATCTGATAATGACGATATTGATTCTGTAACACTTTTCAGAAAATTGTATGATAATTCTTATGAATTGTTAAAACCAAATTCAATTCCACAATTAGTTTTATTGATAGCAAAATATCAATATCAAAACGCTTTCGTTGCTGATCAGCAAATTAATACGTTAGCATTGTTTACTGAAATGATGATAGAATTGGAATATCAATAATGGATTTATTTAAGGATTTGCTTCCAGGTATATTGCAAAAAAAGAATTATATCCTTAATGAAGATAACGAAAAAGAATATAAACCTTATATTGTTAATATGGCATTATCGCAACATACTGATTGTGTATTATATGTAAATGAGATGAATCAATATCCAAGTCTTGATAATAAGATGCAATATGATTTTTATTATTATGCTTTACGAGCGCAGAAACGTCCGTATCAAAAGTGGTTTAAATCTACAGAATCAAAAGACCTATTAAATGTGAAAGAATACTTTGGATTTTCTTCTGAGAAGGCAAAAGAAGCTTTGAGAATACTGACAACAGAACAATTAGGACATATAGCTAAAATTGTTGATAAAGGTGGTAGGGAATAGCAACATTTTATGTTTTATAAATACTTTTATTTTAAAACATAAGGATTTATGGAGCTAT